GGTGTTAATCCTCGTAGAGTTTCATTTGCAGCTCGTTTTGCTGGTATGCTTGGTGCTATGAAGAAACCAAATGGAGAACCAACAAGGAAAGCTTTAGCATTGAAAGCTTGGGGATTTGGTAGCGTAGAGGCTGCTCGTAAATTTGCTAACGCACATAAAAAATCTTAATATGGCAACAAGTATAATGAAAAAAGGAGTGGTAAATAAAACTCCTATGACAAATGTTGATTTCCCACAAATAATGGAAAATAATAATACAATAGTTGCTCCATTAAGAGCAATGAACAATACTATTGATATAAAAGACCCAAGAACATTTAATCCTATTACGAATAAAGCGTTAGACCCAAATGTAGATTCAGTTGGTGGTAAATATTCTATAGACAGGGTAACAAATATAATAAAAGCAGCAAAAAGATATGGTATTAATCCATTAGACTTGCTTGCTGTTGATTTGCAAGAATCTGGTTTAGGTAGTAGTAAAAGAGAAGGTAATGAAAATGTTGGTCATTTTAATTTGCGAGATCATGAATTAACAATTCCATCAAAACTATCTGAAGATGAAGCGGTAGATAATGTGTATGATAAATTTGCAAGAGCTTACGCTACCAAAATGCAATATGCAGATAAACTCGGCATAACAGACCCTGCAACAAGATTACAAACTTATAATGGGCTAGGTAAAATAACAGGTAATACAGAAAAATCTTATCATGGATTTACCATGAAAAAAATATATGGCGTACCTATTCCATCTGAAGGAATTGACATGAAAAAAAATCCATTATATGGTAAAAGAGTAATGGATTTAAGAGATAACGTATTAGCAAAAAATCCAAATTTAGCACTTTACATAAACCATGTAACTGAATAATTATTTTTCTGGTTGAGCTAATATAGCTTTACCTGCATCAGATAATGGTCTAGCAAATATTCTTAATTTCTTTTTGGTATTAGGGCATACAAAAGTTACGCCTGCATCTTGGTAAGCTTTAATTACTAATTCTATACCACCATGTTCATCTGGGCTTGCGCCAATTACATGAATATCATCATAATCAAATTGCATACAGAAATCACAGCCTGCTGTGTATGGTTCTTTGTTTTGCGGAATGTTTGCTTTTTTCTTTGCCATTATTTGTTAAAATTTTTATGTGTGTTTTCAATGTTTATTAAATACTCTCTTGCTTTTTCTACTTTTTGCTGAATGCGTAAAATATCATCTTCGTTTCTACTAACATGAAACATTAGTATTCTTTCATCCATTGAGATGTCATCAAACGTCATGTTAAATTCTATCTTCATTGCCTCTTGAATAAATTCTGGGCTTTCTTCTGATATCACATCCATTTTTTTAAGCAAATAATATTTCTCTTGTTGAATAATATTATCTGGTGTATTTACAAGGCAATAAGCAATGGTAGCTTTAGTTTTACCTGTAAGCCACATATATGACATCATTTGCCAATAATATAAATTATCAAGTTTATCTGGAAGATTTCCTAAGAATGTCCATATATCATAACTAGATTTAATATCAATAATACCATCATCTATAATATCTGGTAGACCTGTTATGTATTTATTTGAGAATCTTTCCGTATTTTTAGCAAAAGGTTTTTTTAAGTACATCGACAATAATTCAATTGAATCTTGTTCTGCTTCTATACCTTTTTTCATTTGCTTTGTTTGAATATCTCTTCTACGATTATACTTTTCAGAAATATAAACATCAAGCAAATGTTTTTGTGCGGTCTTAGAAAGTAGCCCAGCTTCTTTGTCAGCTTTAGATATAGGTTCGGTCATTAAATACCCTACAGAGCTTGCTCTGATTAAAATTTCATCCCAATTCATAGTTATAAAGATTTAAGTTTAGCATTATAAGATTTTAATACTTCTGGATTGCTTTTAGCCATTAACTCCCAAGCTCTTAATTCATCTTTTGTTTTGCATAAATTAATAAACTCTTTAGTTTTTTCTGCTAAAGTTTTTTTTGATTGAGTTGGAATAACTTCTTCTTTAAAATCTTCATAAGGAACACCAGTAAATTCATAAATTTCTTTTTGTCTTTTTACATTTTCAGAGTGATATTCTTCTACAAGTTCTCTTGCAATATCCAATGCTTTAGTAGCAGACTCGCCTTGGTTAATAGAAAATTCAACACCAATTTTTTCAGAAGAGTAATTACCTAAATTAAATGTTTTTGTGTAGTTAATAGTTTGTATATGCATAGTAGTTTATTTTATTCTTGTTACAATAGTTATATCTGATGAGATATGATCAGCAGTAGATTTAATTTTAAATACTTTGTCTTTATGAGCTTCTTTTTTCTTTAAATTAGAAACCATAACCATAACAGATGTATATGGATTTTCTAACCTAAGATGTTCACCTAGAGTAAGTTCGGCTACCTTACTGGAAACCGAATCTGGGGAAATGTTTCTTGCCATGTTATTTGTTTTAACACAAAATTAATTTAATTAATTTAATTAAAAAAATTAATTTAATGTTAAATAAATAAAGTAAAGATAAAACTTGACTTTTTTGATATAAATTAAAGCAATAACTTTACTTTTTAACATTTATAAATCACAAAAGTTGCTCTATAGTACAACTTTGAGCCGCAAATAATTTATAAATGGCTCAATTATGATTGATAAAAAAACCCCTGCTTTTTACACAGGGGATAAAACTACTAAATCTACAAACTATGATAACCACCGTAAAAATACAAATTATTTTTCAATAAATTTCTTTTTTACCAAGTTTAGTTTAGCCCTGTACTCCACGACTAATCCTTTTAGCTCATCTCTTGTAGGTCTAATTGGTTGTCTAGCTGTTTCTCTTAGGTAATCAACTAGTGCATTGTTTTCTTCGTGTAATTTGTATTCAAACTCATCTAAATTTCCATCTTTATAACAATTACATTCCTCGCATTGTGGTCTGCAATTGGCTTCCATCCACCTTGTGCTTAAATTTGATCTACTCATAAAATGACCACATTGCATTTCTTTAACTGGTAACTTTGTATTGCAAGTATAACATTGTACTATACCATTTTTATCGGCATATTTATTTCTCAAGTATTGGCTAAAGACATGGTCTAAATCTGAAGTTAAATTTTTAAAACTTTCTGATTCATCTTCAAATTCTTCCATTCTTTTTTGAGTAGAATGTACGGTAGCGCATTGTTTGCACATCTTTTTTGAAAACCAATAATCAATATTACCACAATTAATACAACGTTTTTTCTTTGTTATTATTGTACTGTTATATGCCATTATTCTTTAAGTTTATATAGTTTACCATTAATAAATCTGTATTTACCATAATATACACCTTTCTTCCAAACCTCAATAACCATCTCTAATCTCTTAGCCATTTCGTATATCAATTCTTTGTTTTCCATTTGCAAATTTAATTAAATTAATTGAACTACAAAATTATTTTTAAAAAATGTTAAAAATATTTGGGAATATAAAAAATAAGACTATTTTTGTTGCTCAATAATAAAAAACAAATTTATGGAAATTAAAACTGAATTAAGACTCCACGAGAGAATTAAAGAAGCTTTAGATGGTCGTACACAAAGGTGGTTATCACTAAACGCTAAGATACCAGAATCAGAATTATCAAGAAAAATGCAAGGTAAATTATTATTTACTGATGCGGAAATAACTCGTATTAACGAGGCTTTGAAAACTGATTTTATAAACGATTAATAAATTAAAATGCCAAAAGATACATTTTATTTCTCGCACGATTACAATGCTAGGAATGATGAGAAAATTAAGAGGCTTGTTAGAAAACATGGTATGGTAGGCTATGGCATATTTTGGTCTATAGTTGAAGATTTATATAATAATGCGAACGCATTGCGAATGGATTACGAAGGCATTGCGTATGATTTAAGGTCGGATAGCGATATTGTTGCGTCCGTAATAAATGACTTTGATTTGTTTGTTTTTCGTGATGATTTTTTTGGTAGTAAATCTGTACAAGAAAGACTTGACCAAAGAAATGATAAAAGTATAAGTGCAAGAAAGTCAGCTAGTTACAGGTGGGGAAATGCGAACGCATTGCAAACGCAATCCGAAGGCAATGCTATAAAGGAAAGGAAAGGAAAGGAAATAAAGGAAATAAAGGAAATAAAAGGAAAGGAAATAAATATACTTTTTACTGATTTTTGGGATTTGTATGATAAAAAGGTTGGTGATAGGGATAAGCTTGTAAAAAAGTGGGAATCTCTAAATGATGATGATAGAAAAATTATTATGGATTATATTCCAAAATATAAATTAGTTCAAAACGATAAAAAATTTAGAAAAGACCCTCAAACTTTTTTAAACAACAAATCATGGCTTGATGAACTAGTTGGATTTGAGGAGCAAAAAAGTGCTATTTTTAAAAACGATGACTTTGAGGTGTATAAAAAACGCCAACAAGAATTAGGAAAAACTTTAAACTAAAAAAATGATTGCTACAATTTTCAAAAACATTTTCAGCAAGGAACCACATTTCATTTCGATTGACAAGGCTTTGGAAAGAATTAAATCTGGTGCAAGTCAGAATTTAGTTTTAGAAATTAGAACTACCTTGGATAAGGAAAAGGCTAATAAAATTAAATTAAATTTACCATCAGTTTGTTTTAGCGGTAAGTTTGGGAATGATAGAAAGGATAGCCAATTGGTTGAGCATAGCGGATTTATGGTGCTTGATTTTGATGATGTTTCCGATATTAGGGATAAGCAAACCGAAATCATTTCGCAAAAATTTGTTTACGCTTGTTGGGTTAGTCCTTCGGGTAATGGCTTGAAAGCTTTGGTTAGAATAGCTGATGGGGCTAAACATAGAGAACATTTTCAGTCTTTACAAGAAGTTTTTCCAGAAATTGACCGAAGTGGGATTAACGTAAGCCGAGTTTGTTACGAAAGCTACGACACAGAAATTTACGTTAATAAGGAAGCTACTATTTTTAAAAAAATAAAAAAGGTAGAAACAATTGTTGTTTCTGAAAGTCAAATTTTAGATGATTCAGAAAACTTTCGTAGAATCCTAAAATGGCTTACAAACAAGAACGATGCATTTGTGACTGGAGAACGAAATACTTACATTTTTAAGTTGGCTTCTGCGTGCTGTAGATTTGGAATCGAAGAGAATGCCGCTTTAAGCCTCATAGGGACCGAGTATATCGTTAGCAATGACTTTACTATGGCAGAGATGAGAAGTGCCGTAAAAAGCGGCTATAGGGCTAATATGGGCAATTTTGGAACAGCTTCTCTTCAGAAAGAGAAATTAGTAAATAAAATTACAAGTTCAGAAATTGATGTAAAAAAGGAATTTACGGAGCAAAAAGGAGAAAATTACAGGGTAGAGGATGTGGTATATGGAATTGATGTCAAGGATAAGGCTTTGCTAATAAATGAGCTTGGTTTTCAAAAAGTTATGGGATTAGGTGTACCCGAAATAGACTATTTGTTTAAACCAAAAAAAGGAGAAATTACTTTGTTGACGGGTATAGGTAACTATGGTAAAACGGCTTACCAAAAGTGGTATTTGTTAAATAGGATTTTAATGTTTGGGGAAAGAATAGCCACTTTTTCACCTGAAGATGTACCTGCCGAAGAATATTTTCACGATTATGTAGAAATGATTTTGGGATGTGAGTGTACTCCATACAATCCACATAGACCATCTAATGCAGTTTATGAAGAAGCTTACGATTTTGTTTCTAAGCATATTTTTTACATAAGTGCAGAAATGTTATCTCCGACTCCGCAATATATCAAGGAGAAATTCTTAGAATTAATTGTTCAAGAAAAGGTTGACTTTTGCTGCATTGACCCTTTTAACCAAATGACAAACGATTACAAAGGTTATGGTGGAAGAACTGATAAATACCTTGAAACATTACTTGCTGATTTTTCTAGGTTTGCTCGCAAAAATGATGTTTATTTTTGGATAATTGCTCACCCTAAATTAATGGAAAGAGATAGAACAGGTAACTACAAATGCCCAGATGTATTTGATATAAATGATGGTGCAATGTGGTCAAACAAAATGGATAACATTTTAGTGTACCATAGACCATTTGCTCAAACCGATCCTAATAATCCTGCTGCTGAATTTCACGCTAAAAAAATAAAGAAAAAGGCAGTTGGAAGAAAAGGTTTTATGTTAATTGAATACCTTTGGGAAAGAAGAAGATTCTTTATAAATGGAAGAGATATTACCCAAGATATTATGAATAAAACAAACCATAATTTTTGGAAATCTAAAACTTTAACACAGCAATGGGTTCCTTTCAAAAATGAAAATAATGAAGAAATAATTTTTTAAATAAAAACAAAACACAATGATTAGAATTTCTGTAATTGGTAGACTTGGGCAAGATGCTACAGTCAACAATGTAAATGGTAAAAATGTAATTAATTTTTCTGTCGCTTACAGCGAAAAATTTAAAAACCAACAAGGTGATAATGTTGATAAAACAACATGGGTATCTTGTGCTTATTGGACTGAAAAACTTAACATAGCTAATTTTCTTAAAAAGGGTACAATGGTTTATGTAGAAGGAAAACCAGAAGCTAAAAGTTACACAAGCAAAACAAATCAACAAACTGTTCAATTGCATTCTAGAGTAACTAGCATTCAATTGTTATCTTCTAGTAAAGATTCACAAGTTGAAGATGTTGCCGTATCAGATGACGGTATGCCATTCTAATGTACATACATGAATTAATAAATACTATTGACGTAGAAACCCCTTTAGGATATGGAAAAGCAATTGCATGGCTCGATTACGGAAGTGACATCAACACTGTTTGGAAAGTCGTATTATACAACAACGGCATGGTGCGGAACTTCTACGATGACGACATATTGGTCTACCCCAACAAAATGGATGGAGGGGACATTGATAAAAATTATTTTCAAACCAAAAAATAAATAATATGCAAAACGTATTAAATTTTGTCGGAAGTGATTATGTAGAAGAACGAGATTATAAAAGATTAAGTAATCAACACCATAAAGTTTATAATTTAATGCAAGATAGTAAGTATAGAACATTACCTGAAATAGCTGATTTGATTAATGAACCACCAGCTTCAATTTCTGCCCAATTAAGGCATTTTAGAAAAAAATCTTTTGGTTCTCATACCGTTAATAAAAAATATGAAGGAAATGGTTTATTTTCATACCAATTAATCATAAATACAAATAACAATGGCGAAACTGACTGATTCAAGAAAAGTAACATTTGGTAGCAGAAAAAGAGGAAGTGCTAAAAAAAGTTACAACAAACATTCACCAAAACCTAAGAAATATAGAGGTCAAGGAAAATAAAATTTGATGCCCAACCTATATTAAGAGTAGGGTATGAGGAAAGCATACGATTAATAATCTTGGGCATTTTTAAAAAAAATTATGAATAACAAAGCCGCAAAAAAATTAAGAAGATTGTCAGTAGTTTTAGCTACTGGTGCAGGGAAAACTTTAGATGATGCAGAAAGGATTTATAAAAACCTAAAGGTAGTGTATAAAGAAAATAAAAAAGCCCCTAATCAAAGGGGCTAATTTACTAAGCGTTTGCTGCTGTGGTAAGCTGGGCAATTGTAGAAGTAACTATTAAAGTAGTACTTCTTTGGTTTAAACCAGTTGCAGGAAGGGTAATAGTTGCATTACCTGCTGTACCATTAATAGTTCCAGAATAAGGTACTGCTGTAAAACCTTGTGCTGGGATAAGTGTAAGAACACCTCCTGTAGCTGTATTGTATTGATTTCTCTGCAATACAGTAACATTGATTACTTGTGCCATTTTGTTTTTGTTTTAATTGTTATAAATATATGTTTGGCTAAACAAATATAATAAATTTTGACCGTTATTTAAAATCATTAACTTTGTTTAAATTAATTAAATTATGAAATTGATAGCTCCAAAAGAAAGAGTAATTATTAAAGTGGATTTAGAAAGTAAGAACTTTCACACTTTTGCAGATGGAACCAAGCTTAAATTAGAAAGGCAATACGATAACTTTAATATGCGTTATGTTAAACCAGTAAATGCAATAGTTGTTAATGGAATTGGGTTGCCAGAAGGTGCTGATATCTTGATTCACCATAATGCTACACATGATACTTATAGAATTTTTAATTATCAACCACCAACTAAAGAAGCTTCATCAGATATTAAATACTATTCTATACCAGAACAAGAATGTTTTTTATGGAGAGAAAAAGGAAGTTCCACATGGAACACTTTGCATAATTATGTTACAGCATTAAGGATATTTAAGCCTTATAATGGATTTATGGAAGGTATTGAACCTGAACAAATTAAAAATAAATTATACATAACTAGTGGAGAATTAAGTGGTAATGTATGCGATACCGTTAAGTCAGCTGATTACCAAATTATATATCAAGGAGATGATGGGAAGGAAGAAAGCATAATTAGATTAAGGCATTATGAAAATGAAGATAATTCTAGGGAAGAAATTATAGCAATTGACCATAGTTCAACTAAATTAGTTGAAAAGGGCGAATATTTAATTGGTGTAACAAAAGCTGATGCTAAAAAATTAAATTAATATGTCAGAAGATAAAATAAAAGATTTAGAAAAACAAATTGCTTATTTACAAGGTAAAAATGATTATTATGAGCAAGATGGTATTGGTAAATTATACCATGCTTTAAATAGAAAAGCTAATGAAATGGCTGAATTATTAAATAAAACTAGTCTTACTGCAATTGATATTGATGATCCAAAAATAAAAACATTTGAAAGACTGCAAAAAATATGGGTAGATGCAGGTACTATTTCAGCATCAATTAAGGCATTAGAAGTTTTAGCAGGTATAGGTCAAGAAGCAATTGCCGAAAAAAAAGAAGTAGTTCAAGTTAATAAAAAACCATTTTCTCCAGAAAATATGGCTGATGCGGTTGGTGAATTAGCCGGTAAAAGAAATTAATTATGTACGATAAAATTAATGGTGGAAGTATTGTAGATATACAAGGATTGCTTTGTAATTTGCCACCGGAAGGTTATGTTTTTAACATAATTACTAGACAATTAGAATTTAGGGATGTATATAAAAGGTCTGAGAATAAATCAGAACAGTATTGGAAAAGAATCTTACTTCCATCTTGGTATATGGATACTATGAAAAAATGGGATGAGTTTGACAAAAAAAAGAAAGATGATGAAGCTGATTTTTACGATGAAAAATTAGAGGAATTTAAAAGACAAGAATGGGAT